TAGATAAGTGCCGCACGAGACGGCACTTAAGATCACTTCGTCTCAGTCCCTTTGCCAACATCCATCTTATCTTTTTCTTTGACAGTTTTCTTTAGATCTTCCAGATCTTTTTTCTTCTTTTCAAATTCCTTTTCGCGCTTGTCAAGAATTGTCTCAGCCTCGGAAATCATCTTCTGTTTCTTTGCCAAGTCGCCGGCAAGTTTTTCCAATTCAACCTCTTTATCTTTTAGCTTCTTTTCCCAGACGGCAAACTGCTGTTCTTTCTGTTTGTTTGTACGCGGCGCATTTTCTTTTTTCTTGCCGTCACCAGAATTAAAAGATGATGGATAGGTATTTAAAAACCAGTCGGCTTCTTTCTCGGATACTTCTATCGTGTCGCCATCCTGAAGAAAGTAACCTTCTTCGTCAAATACCGGCAAGCCTATTGTGCTGCAAAAAGTGACTTTGACTTTCTTTTCATCAGCCATTTTTAGTCTCCTGTTTTTAGATAAGTGCGGAGCTGTTAACTCCGCACATTATTTTTTACGACGGATAAGAACCGGTTGACGCACCTGACTTGTCAAAATACAAGACAAGCAGAGTATCATTTGTTGTCGCTGTTCCGCCGGTATTGTTAATTGTATTTGCAGCAGTGATTGAAAATTCAGACGTTAAATCCGTCTCTGCGTTACCGCCCATATCCAGATGAAGAACTGCAATTAATGTGTCGTCAGCAGCAATGCCTGTGACAGTGACATTACCTGCGGCTGCACCAGCAACGACTGTCGCCTTTAAACCCTGCAGTTCTTTAAGTACATCAACGAGGCCGGTATTGCCGCCCTGCTGATCCATTAGACCGAAATGTTTGTGCATTTCAGAAACACTTACGACTGTCATATCTTTTCTCCTATTTTAAAATTCAATTTCATTTAGATTTACGATGTCTTGATATTGATTCCAGCAGCGCACTGAACATTGCCTGTCAACAGAGCATCATAAATATCTTTAAACTCAAGACGGTTTTTACCGACAAGAATGATCTGATCTCTTTCGATATCAAGATCTGTTGCAAGCGTAACACCGCCGCGAGTACCTTTTAAGAAGCCAGGAGTGTAACATAACAGCAGCATCGCGCGATCTGTTGTTGAGCCGTCATATACACCGGTATCCGCTAAGTTGCTGTACAGATACTCAGACACGACAACCGGAATGCCATCATATTTCATCAACTCACCTGTCAGCACGGTTGCTTTGTCGCCATACTTATCGATCGTGCGAGCATTTGTCAGTCCGATCATTTTTAAATAAGTATTAATTGATGCGATCCAGACAAGATCTTGCGGGTTGACAGCATGTTTACCCATCAACAGGCGAACATTACTCAGCAGCGTATCACTTGGATCCGCATTGCCAAATGTCTTTGTTGATGTGTCTGCATTGTTCAGAGCAAAATACCGCAGCCCGTCAAAAATCAAACGAGCATCATAATTGCTGGTAAATAATGCAGTACCGGCATTATCCTGATGACTGGATGCGACGCCAGCCGCGCCTGTTCTATCACCGTTAACGAATGCTGTTTCTTCAGCGCGGGCAATTGACATACCCAATTCATCAACTAAGAATGAACGCATATTAACGATTGAATCTTCATCAATTTCTTCGGAAAACAAAAATCTGCCTGCAAGCTTGCGGGCTGTGAATTCCGGAGCAGATGTTCCGGGTGTGCTTGCTGGAATTTTCTGAGATTCATCATCGTTTGATTCGTTGACAAAATATCCAGTCCCCTGCGACAATTGAACCGGCATTTTCCACGGTGATGTCGGCATTGGGATTGTACGGAATAATGATGGAACCTTTAAATTCAACTCAATGACTTTTGTCACCTGGTTACTGAAGCCTGTTGGGATCCATTCTGCACCTTCAGCGGAGTTTGCAACCGCAAGAGCTTTCCGCAGCTCAACATCGCCGTTGAGCATGTTCTGCATGCCTTTAAACGCTTCTGTATTGCGAACAATTTCCATCGGCGTCTGAGCGAGCAGTTTATCTTTCTTCTTCGCCGCAAGATACAGCATTGTCGAAGTAAGATGGCAGGTGTCATTTTTGTATTTAAAGTCTTCAATCCTTTGAGCTATGCTGCTGTCATACTTATCCGAAAGACGTTCTTTCGAATACAGCATATGAGCTTTCTGATGTATGACACGATCTTTGGGATCCATATTGTCAATCATTTTCATTTGCTCATCAAGAAACTCATCCATAGTTTCCTGGTCTTTATCGAACTCATCTTTGCGAGTCTTCTCTGACGCGGCGTCCATCGCAGAAAGCTGTTCCGTGACGATTGTATTAACTTTATTAGTCAACAATACATCGTCGCGGCCATTATCTTCTTTGTACTCTTCAGACTGTTTAACAGCTTCAACGACTTTCGCAGTCAGCATCTTTAGACGTTCTTGTTTTTCCTTATCTGTCATTTTTTGCCTCCGTTTGTTATCAAGTTAATAGCAGCATCAACTATAATCGAATCTTCATCTTCTTTGCTGATGTCATAATCTTCTTGATCTTCGAGCACCTTCTGTTCAATGAGCTCTGGAGGCTCTTGCTTGAACTGCTTATAGAGTAATGACAATTGATTAAAGATATAATGCTTGACATGAGAAGCAGTATCTTCATCTAAAGCAAACAGATCATTCATTGCCTTAGCAACTTCTTCCCACTTGGTAAAATCATATTTTTTAAAAAATTCATTGCTGTCTTCGATTGATTCCATAGATAATTCTTCAACTTCTTCTTCAACTGGTTCATAATCAAATAACTTGTCGTCTTCATTTACGGCAAGAAATGCTCTTTGATAATTACTGCCGCTTAATTGATTTTGATTGATCAATTCTCTCTGCTCGTTAATCTTCTTTAAGGCTTTATCTAAAGCATCTTTGATTTCAATATCTTCTTCTGCGCTGATTATCTTTACATAATTACAAAGCTCAAAAAGATGTGCGCCGCTATAACCATCTGTCTTTTCTACAAATTCAGATAATGTATCAGAATCAATATCTTCGATCCAATTTTTAAGCATATCGAATCGCTGTTCCGATTTCGGCAGACTAAATTCTAAGACATCATGGAACCTGCCAGGCCGATCAATTAATGCGTCAGGCAATTTTTCGGGATAATTAGTTGTCAGAATAGTTACAAGACCGGTAGATTGATCTATACCATCCATCTCAGTTTTCAACAAATCTACGGTATGCCCATTCATCCAGTTGTCTACATCTTCAATAAATAAGATAGATGGAGTAAGGGTCTTGGCTAATGAAAATGCACTTGCTAATCCATGCAGCGCACCCATTCTCCAAAAATCTTTTGCAGAGATCCAAATAAATGTTGAATCAGCTTGATTCATAATCACTCTGCCTGATAAGGTCTTACCTGTACCTGGAGGACCCATAAATACCAAACCGCGATTACTACAATTTTCCTGCTTATTATTGACAAGGCTTACTATACTTTTAATCGGCTTGATATTCTTTTCTGTTGTAAATACACTGCAAAAATCAATCCCGGTACGCTTTAAAAAATTACCCGATAAAGCAAAAGACTCGCCTTTTAATTTGTGATTCTGCTCCGACCATCTCCAGCATTTATTTAGAAAATCTTCAATATACTTTCGATTTTTCACATCCCCATAAACAATAACATATCCACCGCCGTCCCAAGATTTTTCAAAGCTGACTACTAATTTTATATCATCTTCGGTTATATAAAAATTAGTCCCTTGTATCATCGAATTAAGATTCTCTTTAGAATTTAATTCAATCTCTTCATATTCAGGCGGTTTTTCTTTTCCTGAAGCAGTTAAATTTCTCGTATCATGGATATTCCAATCTTTAGTAAAAAGATTAATCGCGGAGAGAAAAGTACCTTTCCATAATTTTGTGAAACCAGTATTCGTCATATACAAATCTTTTATGTTGCAGTTGCAAAATTTGCTCGCCCAATCATAAATCAAATATTGAGAATCAAGCTCCTCTCTATCAATGCTGAATCCTTTATCTAATCCATCAAATATTTTGATTATAGGTGCATTACCGTCCATATCATCTATAATGCAGTCACCATCTGCGTTGCAGTATTTCATCCAATCGTCCGGCGTGAACTGATAATCTTCTGATTCGTAAAAAGATTTTATTTCTTCATAATGCGGAAAATCTTCAAACTCTTTGAGATACGGTTCAAAATCTTTTTTGGGCGGTACCTGCCGGCTGCCTATGTTTGCTGGAATGATGACAGCAGAAAATTCAATCAGCTCGCATTCTTTAAACGTAACACCGCGCTGACCTGATAAAACAGGATCCTTGCTGATTACAGTCGGTCTAAATCTAATAGAACCGCAATTTAAAAATCCTTGATCGTATTTATGATATACCATTGCAGCAAATGGATCTTCTAAATCGAACTGCACATCAGCATCAAGAAACTTATCTGTCTGTTCAAAAGAATTCGTCAATATTTTACCGACAGGCAATTTTGATCCCCATACGTCATGAGACCAGACGACAACTGGATTCTTTTTAAAATTTTTAAGATCAATACCTTTGGGTTCTATAACTTCCGAGTCGCGGTCAACTTGACGCTCAGTAAGCCTGAACCTTATCGCTCCGTCTGGTAAATCTGCTTTGACTGTCTTGCAAAATTTATACATAGAATCTCCCTACTCGTTATTCGCAAACGAAATTTCTTTCCAGGTCGTATCCGTTGTTGCTTTTAATACAAGCACATCATTGATATTTGTCAGTACTCTTTCCGCACCGAGCGCAAAATTGCCTGCGTCTAAGAATGTAATATCACGTCCATTATCTGCCGTTGATATATAAACAACCTGACCGACGACGCCTGTTAAGGTGACGGCTGTATCTGCTGCAGCGTCGCCGTAGGTATCTAAGATAATATTACTTTCAGTAGCTATTGTATCCAGCCCGGCGTCTGTTAGTGTAAATTCCTGCGCTGCACCAATCGAAATACCGCCGCCAAAAGTTGCTAAACCGCTGTTTGTGAAAGCTAAAGCATTTGTTAAATTTGCGCCGCTTATTGCAATCGTATCAATCGTTGCATCTGTAAAGGTGATAATACCTTTGCCGGTACCAAGCCCGACAAAATCACCGCTGCCTGTCTTTAATGAATCGTCAAGTACAATGCCCGCATTCGCTGTCAATAATGTACTTAAAACCCAAGTACCTGTGACGGTGCCGTCCTGCGTTATCACATAAGCAGATATTGATGTCTTGCAAGCATCATTAAGATCTTTATACCTTACATGCGGAGTTTCTTGAGAGAATAAAACAGTCGTAAGGCATACCAAAAGAAATAGAATTATCTTATTCATCGTATATCCACCCTGTAATAGATTACCTGTGCTGTATCTGTTGCTGACGGAACACTCCAATTTATTTCATAGCCTAAAGCATTGCGCCTATATGCTGCATTCGTTCCAATATCCCAAGTCTTTATTGTCGCAGTTGATGTCGCTGTGACGGTGCCGGTTAATGATGTTAAGGTTGTACTTGCACCTATCGTCGAGCCGTTCCAGTTGCCAAATTTTACAGTGACAGTACTGTCGCCGGTAATCTTACATGATAAATCACAATAGCCGTAATGATCCTTGCTCGCAGCTTTTTCAAGTATCACAGATACATCAGTGCTGCCGGCAGCGATTGTCGTATAATTCTCATAATATCCGTATGACGATCTGGCATTCGGATATTCAAACGACACTCTCTGTAAATCAGTTGTCTGAGCTTGAAGCCCTATAATAAAAATAATCAATAAAGCGAAAACTCGTTTAATCATTTGTCCTCTTCTCCCTTGTTGGTATTTCAACACATCTTTCATTAAAATCGTGCGGATATAACATTTCAGAGCCGTCCTGCAGTCTAAACATCTCGTTGACGCCTACAACCTGCCCGTCAATAAGATGAGAATCTCTTACTTTATCGTCCCTGGATGTTAGCCACATTTTATTATCGATTTTCTTTTTTGCGGCTGCCTGCTGCAAAGCTTCCTGCTGTCCCATATTCCAGGCGCCAACTGATTCTGTTCGCGCTATTAATTCCGCTCTTGAATCTTTGAAGCCTTTATAAAGATCACGAACAGCATCTTTTAAGGCGTCGCGTATTACCGCGATGTCCTGCCCGCCGTACTCGTCAAATACTTTCTGAACAACCGCTTTAATATCTTTATCTGTTTTTGAATTAATAAATGTACTTAGCTTTTTTACTCGCTGACCAAGCGCATATCTGACAGACGGCAGTTCATAATCAAATGTACCTGCTTCTAAAGATTTCATTAATTCTTGAACAGCTTCATTAAACGGCTCTGCTATCCACTTCGCACCTTCTGTTATCAGCAGTAAATTTTCCTGACGTAAATCAAATAAGACATTTTCAGATGTTAGCGGTGTCTTCACGTAAGAATCAATACTGCCGGCAACCCTGCTCCTTTGCTTATCAAAAAAGCGGCGTATCTTTGGAAGCATTTTTTCTTCCTGCGACTCAATGGACTTTATCTTTTCCTGCCATATCTTTGTTCTCAGCTCAGGTGTATTTGCATGCAGTTCTTCAGAATACTTATTTGATTTTGCCGGCGGGTTCGCTGCAGACTTTTGATCCATTTCCAATAAGCCGATTGGAATGTCCATTCGCTCATCTTCGTGTCTTTCTTTTTTGAACACATCAACACGAATTTCATTGTATGTTAAAGATTTTTCGCCTTTCTTATAATCTTCCATCTTTGATGAACGCTCTTCTTTCAACGCTTCGACTTTTGAATAGTCTGCAATAACCCTGACATCCGGATTCTTTTGAGTATCTATAAAACGCGGCAAGAACTTCTGCGTCAACAAATCCGTCATTCTATTCATAAATGGTTTCAGCGTTTCTGTCCAAGCCATACGGCGATAAAATTTAACATTCTCATAAGTGCGCTGACCAAAACCGACAACTTCAGGAAATAAGCCAAATCCAGCAATGATGTTATCACGATTCATAATCCTTAAATCTTTAAACTGAGCATCGTTTAATGACATGCTTTGGATTGGATCAAACTTTAAACCGTTCCATAATACAGCGACACGATGCATATTATCTGTTGAACGGTACATTTGTTCAAACTTCTGCTGGAAACGCTTTGCTTCATCTTCCTTCATTGGCTTTTCGGTTGACAGAACGCCGCTGAAGCGCATACCCTGTTTGAAAAAATTCTTATTAAAGGCGACTGCCTGCAGGTCTAAAACAATACTGTCACGCATTGCTCTCAAGTAAGACAGCCCGCGATACTGATTATAAGGATTGAAGAAATATGTATAGAACACTTCATCTTTCGGTATGGAAAACTGCTTGCCGTTACGCATCAACAAGAAGCCTTTTACCTTTTCTTTGGTATCTGGAACGACTTTGACTTCTTCACTCTTCCAATCAGCAAATACCTGTTCAGGTACACCAAGCTCAGATAATATCATCGGCCAGAATAATTCACCTTGCAGCAATAAACGACTCAAACTTTCAACCCAGAATTCTGTCTTTGTCTGATGCTCGTTTGGTTTTTGAAATATTTTGAATAATGGCAGGTCTGTATAATCAGCAATGACTTCATCTTCTTTGTCTTTATTAATGCGCTGCACCTTTAACGGTATCGCAGCAAGATTGTCTGCATAAAATTTAATACATCGAAAGACAAGTTCCTGCTTTTCATAAATCAAAGATAATGATTCTTGATCACCATATACATTCTGTGGAGATGTGTCTGTTGATGTTAATAATGAGACACCAGCAGACTGCTCTTGCTTTATCAATCCGTGACTTAAATGCATCTGTCGTATCAGATCAAACA